GTACTAGAGAATTGTAAGTCGTTAGGAATGAGAGAGATAAGAGTAGGAGTGATGTTACTATTCAGTAATTCTCTTACTACTCTGTTAGTATTACTACGTGTGTACATTGCGTCTCCTCGGCTACTATTGCGTACTGCGTGTCAAGTGTTTTTTATTCAAGCGTGAATAATAATAGTAGTGGAGTGAAAGTGTCAAGAGAATTCTTTCCTGAGGGTATAGGACTATTGGTCGATAAAACGTTGCAACGCTTTGACGATTCGCCTCGCCATGCGCTTGTCTAGGTGCGCGTTGCCGATTGGCTCTTTGTCGGGACCGCACAACACGATCTCGTTTTGAATCCAGACTGCGTGCTTTGTGGCGAGCGATGACTGTTGGATGCGTACGTTCACGCCGTCCAAGTCCTTGAACTCTGCGTAGACCGCGAATCCTCGCTCGGTGCGCTTCATTGCGATAGTTGGCGGATCTTATCCAGCGTGTTGGCTACTTCCTCTTTGGAGCCGCGTGGGATGGCTAGCGGCGCTGACTTGAATCGCTGGTCCTCATCGTCTGCCGGGACCTGTTTGCCGCTGAGAGAGGCTACCAAGCGCATGGACGCGATACGCTGCGTCACTGGCATCTCACTGTTCAAGATCGCCACAATGAGCAGCCGTGCGGAGAGGTCGAGCGACAACTCTAAAATCTCCTGCCGGTCGGGGAACTCGTCAAAGAAGCTGTCGCCCAGCGGAGTCCCGGTGCACGCAATCTGGTAGAGACGCTTCTCGCGCGTGTCCGTCTTCACGAGCGGCGCGGCGTTCGCGGGCCGCGTGGCAGGTGGCGGCGCGAGTGACGAGCGCCGAACCTCGGCAACGCCAGCCGCTTCGTCGAGCGCGCGCTGATTCGCTTCTTCGTCTACGGTCTCTTCTGTTTTCTTTTTGCGTGTCGTCATGTCAGTCCCACAATGGCGCATCGTCCGCGCCGAACAGAAACCACATCGCCTCGTGCATTCCCGCTGTCACGCGCGGTATGGTATAGTCTGCGCCCGTGAAACGCAACCACTGGCTTACGCGCATCCTCCTCGCGATCCTGTACGCGAGAATCGAGAAAGGGTACTCATGCACGAAATAGATTTGAAGTCGGCAGTAGAAACGAATGTTCTCAAACTCGGCGCGCTCACAATGGAAGCATTCAACGACCGCTTGCTTGTGATCGAAGATGAGTTTCGCTCGGGCTACGAGTGCCCCGACTGTGTGGGCAAAAAGAAAATCAAGTCGCCGGAACTTGAAGAGTTGGTGTGCGAGAACTGCGACGGCTCGGGCAAATCGGTCATCTCCAAAGAAGCGCGCTGCTCTCGCTGCAAGGGAATTGGGCGCACGATTTGCGCTACGTGCCAAGGCCGAGGTGGAGTGATTGTCGTCGCGCAAGCAAGCGAGCGCCGCCCAACGACGGGTACTGTAGTGTCAACAGGAGACAAGGTGGAGCGCGCGCAACGCGGAGAAAGCGTGATCTACACTAGCTTTTCGGGACATGTTTACGACTTGGAACTACCTGGCGGCGAGCAGATCGTCATTCGCGTAATTCAAGAGAGCGACATCCTCGCGAAAGTCTCGGGCCATCTCGAACTGCGGCGCGTGAAGAAGACGCAGGCGCTCGGCTCTGCGGCGTAACGCGCACACAATCTGTAGCGGTTAATCTTTTCACACCACAAGACTCTTTCGCGCTAGACTCGCGTCCCTTTTGTACGCTACAGTCCGCTCCGCTGATTCGGGGGATAGGCCCGAAGACGCTTCGCTCTTATCCAGCAAGCCCTTCCAACTTACTCCCTCGAATCCAGCAATTCCCTTTAAGGCTAGAGAAAGAAGGGCGTCACGTATTTCTATCTTCACAATTTTGGCGACTACGCACGCGACACCGGACACTTGTCAATCCTCGAACACGGTGCCTACAGAAAACTCCTCGATCACCTCTACTCCACAGAGAAACCGCTACCCCTCGACGAAAACAGAATTACGCGGCTAGTTGGGTGCAAGTCAGTACCAGAAAGGGCTGTAGTACTACGTATTCTAAAAGAGTTCTTTATAAAGACGCCTCGTGGCTGGACACATAAACGCTTTATAAGGGAGCTAAAGCATGTAAATCTAATACGTTACAGGAACCGTGAGAATGGGAAAAAAGGTGGGCGACCGCCAAAAGATAAGAAACCCAGTGGCAACCCAGTAGAAACCGACTGGGTTATTTTGGGAAACCCAAACGAAACCCAGAATAACCAGACTCTAGACTCTAAGACTCTAGACTCTAAGATACTAGACACTAGACTCTCTCAAGACGCGGCGGTGGTGGAGGTGGTTAAAGCGAATGGGAACGGACATGCCGCCCCTCCCTCCCCCGCCTTAGTGAGAGCTTTTCTTGCGTTAGGACACCAACCCTTCGGATCACAACACTTCCAAAACATCTGGCTGGAGCAATACAACCAAGCAGGCAATGATCCAAACTGGACGGACATCATGGAGATGACAATTCAAATCTGCCAAAATGCTCACGTAAAAGTTCCCGGTCTCTTCTATAAACACAAACACGAAATTGAAAACGGGGAAGTTAAGATGCGGTACAAGGTAATGCCGCAATGAACTACAGGGCCAAAGTTAAAGTATGGTTGGCTGAAGCGCGCGAGCGATTGAAACTCGCGAAGCCTGGCTCAACTTGGTACAGAGAGACGGAGAAAGTAATTATTTCTTACGAGCGTTTGCTTGAGCAGATGGGCGAAAAGCCAGAGCGCGAGCCCGGCGAGTGAGTCGCGAACTTCTCATCATGGCGATCCTCGACGAAAGTTACGGCGTCAAGATGTGCTACGAACATCCCGAGATTGTACGTTACGACGAACCTGAGTGTCCGGCGTGCAGAATCCAGTACGAGGTCAAGATGGATAAGCTGGCTCGTGAACCACGTCCGAGGAAAAAGCTGTGAAGTGGAATTCACTCCGACTTCCAGAAGATGACGCCAATGCTTACCGCGACGCGGTGCGCCTGAACTCGCTCGGCTCTTTATTTTTCTTCACACACTTCGTTTTGAAAAAGCATCGCCTCGCGAAACTCCACTGGTACATGTGCTCGACGGTCGAGACCGAAGACTTACATCTTGTTCTCGAAATGCCCATGTCTCATTTCAAAACCACGGTCTGCACAGAGGCGCTCTCGATGTGGTGGGCGCTCGCGTTCACGAATCGTGACGAGGATTTAATGGGCGGGCTCGGCTACAGCGACGAATGGATTCGCTGGATGCGTGTGGCGCACGACCAGAACGCGCGCACGCTTGTGACGCACGAAACGGCGATGCGTGTTATCTCTATGAGCAAGGCTATTGACGAGCACTACTTGCACAACGACATGTTCCGCTTTGCGTTCAGCGACGTGATTCCCACCAGCGAGACCCAGTGGAACAACCACAGCAAAATGCATATGCGCGACCGGGCGCGACCAAGCGACCAAACAACTGCGACGTATGAGTTCCGCAGCGTCGGGCAAGCCCTGCAAGGGATTCACGCAACCGGAATCATCAACGACGATTCGGTTGGCAAGGCAGCGCAAGACAACATGCTCCACGGCGACGGCTCGATCATGGACGGCGTGTACCGCTGGTGGAAACAAACCACGACGCGTTTCGACCCGGCTGCGTTCACCAAGTCGGGCATGGGTCGGCAGCTCGTCATCGGCAACCGCTGGGGCCATGCGGATTTGAACAGCAAGATTCGTGAGCATCACCCGCAATTCAAAATTGAAACTCACGACGCAGAAGGTGGGTGCTGCGAGCAACATCCCGTTCACGGCGAGCCAATCTTTCCCGAAGAGTGGAGCATGGAAAAATTGGCGGCGCAGCGCAAGGACTTGGAGGACAAGGGGCAGAGTTACGATTACATACATTTCTACAGGAATAAAACTTCACTGCCAGAGGATGCGCTATTCAAACCGTCATGGCTGCGCAAATTCAAGTTCAAAGAGTCGCGCCCCGAGTTGGACAAGGAAGACTTGCGCAATTTTCTTTTGCTGGAGCACTACACCTACGACGGCGAGGCTCTCGGCGACCTGAACGCGGGAGTCCTGCACAAGCGCATGATCGTGACGCTCGCCGACGCGAAGAAGCGCCGACGCCGCGCGCATGTGGCTCTCGTCGTGGGCTACGACAGCGAGAGCGATAGAATTTATTTGCTCTCGGTGTGGGCGGAGAAAGTTCCGTACGGCGATTTGATGGACACGATTTACAAAACCGCGTCGCGCTGGAACTTGAAAGAGTTTTATCTCGCGCCCGACGCCGCCGCGAACATGAAGTTTTATCTCGACGAGCGCAACCGTCGCGACAAAAAGAAAGCGCTCGATGTGATCCCGCTCGAAGCCGACGACGCGGAAAGCGCGGTGAGCAACCGCATCGAGGGCTTGCAAACGCTTTTCAAAAACTTCCAACTGTGGTGTCACCCGAGTCAAAAAGAATTTCTCAGCGAGTACGAGGCGTATCCGGCTGGCGCGATTGACGTGCTCTCCACGCTCGGGCAGGCACCTGGCACGTTAGAGGGCATTCGACGCCGGGAAACGTTAGAATGGGTTGTGGAACAAAATCGAAGATTCAGCAGCAGGGCGACAGGCTCAACGGGATACTGAAGCATGAAGAAACTTGCACCAAGAATTCAAAAGCATATTCGAATCTCGCGCGGCTGTTGGAATTGGACGGGCCAGATAGCGACCAATGGATATGGCCACGTGTGGTACATGGGAAGAACCGAACTCGCACATCGCGCGGTCTACAAAATGTTGGTGGGCCCCATCCGTAAATCTCTGACGATAGACCACCTCTGTAGAAATAAGCGGTGCGTCAATCCCGCCCATCTTGAGCCGGTATCTATCCGCGTAAATATTCTAAGGGGGGATGGTCCGGCTGCGATTAACGCGAGGCTTACAAAATGCAAAAGAGGGCATCCGCTATCAGGGAGCAATTTGTTTATCCTCGGTGCTCATAGGCAGCGTCGTTGCAGGATTTGTTTTAACCCTTGCTCGGTCCAATCAAACGCAAGGAACAGAGAGAAGCGCAACGCTCACCAAAGAGAAACGTACCGATTGAAAAAAGCTATGCTACTATCCGCGCATGGCAACTGCCGTCCCGCAAATGCCGCAGATCGCGCCCGCTCCTGAGCCCGCGCCAAAGCCAAAACTTTCCTATCGCTCTGCGCGAAACTTCGAGATGCGCTCCACGACTTTCGGCGAATCCGTCGATGCCGAGATTTGCAAGTGGGTGTACGAACAGATCGACGTGCGCCAGAAACAACTGGAGAATCGCCACAAGCACAAAGTGCCCGAGTGGCGGCGTCTCGCGAGTGGCAAGCCTCGCGAGGAAAACAAGAGTTGGCCGTTCGAGAACTGTTCGAACCTAGTACACCCGATCATCGGTGAATCGACTGACGAACTCTCCGCGCGCGTGCTGCAACTCATCTGGGCCATCTCGCCGATAATTTACTACCGCTACTTCACGGTCGGGAACGATTCCGCAGCGGCGCACAAAAACACGCAGAAGTCGCGCCTGCTTCAGCAGTTCATCGACCACGTTGCGTACGAGCCGAACGAACTCGACTTGTATCGCGTGGAAAATTTATGGTTCCACGAGAGCACGGACATTGGGACCGCGTGGGTCTGCGTCGTGCCCGAGAAGCGTGTCGAGGCCGTGCACGTCGGCTACAAACCCGGCAAGGGAAACGAATTCAAAAACGAAACGCTGTACGAAGGCCCGAAAGTTTTGAACTTGCGCGACGAGGACGTGCTCTACGATCCCGACGCGAACACGCCGGAAGAGTCGGGATTCCTTGCGCGCAAATGTTCGCCCACTCGCCGAGACTTGCAAGAGCGCGTATTCAAGGGACTCTACAAAAGAGCCGCAGTAGAAAAAATTCTCGGCAGGCCCGACCGCTACGGGCCGGGTGAAGTGCGCAAGCGTGAGAGCGCGAAGAAAGGCGTCGTCGCGACCGAGGACCGCATCCTTGCGGAGTGGGATATTCACGAGTGCTATTTTTACTGGTACGTCGGACGGAAAAAATACCGGCTCATCGCGTGGTTCCACAAAGAAACAAAAACCATGCTGAATCAGGTTTTCAACTTCATCCCTGAAAACCAGATCCCACTGGTGCGCACGCGACTCTCACTCGGCGAGTCGGGGATGAATGGGCGCGGCTTCGCGGACATGGGCAGTTATTTCCAAGATGAAATTTCCACGGCGAAGAATCAGCGCAACGACGCAACGACGTGGATGATGCTCGGCCTCAATCGGCTCTCGCCACAAAATCGAAACATCGACAAAAACATGCGCATGTTCCCCGGCGCGACACTGCCGTTCAACGCGGGAGAGTTCGAGCACATCGCGGTCGGCGATGTCGGCGCGGGGCAACTGTCGATGGCGAACGAGCAAGCCATGATTCAGCAAGCGCGCGAACGCTTCGGCGTCGGGCCTCCAGTCGGAGGCATGGGCGCGGGCACGACAAACAAAAAAGGCCAGTTCGGAAGCATGGGCACGATGGCCGTGCTGCAAGAGTCGAACTCGCGAAACAATCACCGCACGTCGGACTTCCGGCACTCGCACGTAAAGCTCATCGGCTTGTTGACGGACATGTACGGCGCGATGGGCCTCGGCGGCAAGGGCTCGATGTTCGGGCTCGACGACGAGCTGCTCGAAGAAGCGCTGTCGGATTTTCTGGAGCGCAAGGTGCGCATCCCGATTCGCGCGGCGACCGCGAGCGCGAACCGGGAAGTGTCGAAGCAAAACAAAATGCTTCTCAATCAGGCCCTTGACGCCTACGTAAAGGCGCAGTCGAGCGCGATTCAGGCAATCGAAAACGCATCGCTTCCCGCATTCTACAAAAAATGGCTGAAGGAAACTGCGATTGGCAAATGCCATCTCATGCAGGACTTGATTCGCGAGTTTGAAGTCTCCGACAGTCCCGAAGAGTTCGTGCCGAACATCGAGTTTCCCGCAGAACAGGAACAACCGAATGCCAAAGCGCCCGCGCAAGCAGGACCCGCGCAACAGCAACCTACCGACCGACTCGCAGAGGTGGCCCAGTTTATTCGCGGACGTGGCGCAAGCGCTGTCCCTGGTGCAACACCCGGCCTTCCCTCGAATGCTGGCGGACCTGGAGACGCTCCGAGTGGCGCTGGAGTATGACGTGATACACAACACGCCAACTATGGAACTGACAAACTTCTGCCGTGGGCAGATTGCGGTGCTTGAACGGCTGCGCGATTTGTCGGATGAGTTGCGCGAGTGGAGCGAATCGCGATGATGCAAGCGACGCGCATCCCGCGACAGCCGGAAGTGCCACTGAGTTTGCGGCTCGCGAGCGGCGAGCGTTTCGTGGTGACGCTACGGAGTTGGAAGAAGTTTCTTGCGCGGCTTGAAAATAATCTCTTGACACACAAACCAAAGGCCCAGTACTCTCCTCCCGCTGAGGAGTACTGGAACGATGCAATTCTTTAAACGCGGCAACGACGACGCAAAAAACGCCGAGCAGAGCGAAGCGGAGATGAACGCACTCGTTGAGCGGCTCGGCGCGTCCATCGACGAACGCATCAAGCCGTTGCGCGAAGGCTTCGAGAAATTGCAAAGCGATTGGGACGGCATCAAGGCCGAGGCGACGCGCACTCCCGCCGCCGACACAACTCCCCGCAACACGGACGGCACGCCGCGCGAACTCACCGACGAAGAAAAAAACCGACAGCGCGGAGACGCGACCGTCGCGCTCGCCGTCGCGACCAACGCGCGCTTGACCGAACGCGAAGTGCTCGACGCCCTACCCGCTGACTTCGACGATTTGATTCCAGAAATTCGCGCGCATTTTAACAACACGCCGATTCAGCGCAAGGCTCAACCAGACTACGCGGAGTATTGCAATAACTGCGCAGACCTCGTGATCGCGAAGCACGCACGTAAGGCTGGACTCCGGTCGCGAGATGGCGGCAAAACTTTTTTCCTCGAAGACAAGAGCACGAGCACGTCGCGCGAAGATGGCGTGCTGTCTGACCCGTCGCTCTCGTGGCGGCAAGAGACATCAAGCGGCACGCGCGTGTGGACACCGGAGGAGCAGCTCCGAAAACTCGGCATCGACCCGAAGGAATTTTCTGAGAGCGTAAAGAAAGGCGTCGTGTAATGCCGCAGCAATTCGATCCCGCCATCCCGCCGAACGTCGTCAAGCAACTCTTAGGGCCAGATGGTATTCATCCGTCGCGGTGGAACGATGAACTCTGCGACTTGATGAGTCCTTCGATCTCCGCGCGACCCCTGCACCTGCCCGAATCTACGAGAATCAAAGAAGAAAAAAATAAAGAGTTTCACTATCACTGGGCGTACGACCGTTGCGGCAGTGACCCGCGACATGATCGCGTCGAGCGCTTGCGTGGTGCTGGATGGGACTACGCTACGACCGCCGATGTCGAGATGTTTTCCCAAGACACTGTGAAGCAGAAAAACGAGATTCGCATCGGAGACTTGCGGTTAATGAAAATCCCGCTCATGCGCTGGCGTGAGATTCGCAAGGCTCAGAATCTCGCCGCGCTAGAGCAGTTCAATCCTCGTCGTCCAGGTACTGGCGCGATGAGCAATGCGAGCATGTCGCCAGCCCTCAACCACTACATGGCCGACGCCGAAAGTATCCGCGCGGGCGCGGTTGTGAGCGACCCGACCGAAGAGTTGCGCACGGGCAACATCCAAGGCAACGCCGCGATAGCTCGAATCCCGAAGGAGTAAATAAAAACACATGGCAAACTTCGCAGACGCAATTGAGCCGATTCAGGATTTGGGCGGGGCCATTTCGTTTCCCATCGCCTACGCGCCGGAAGAGGCGGGACAAACTTTCGTCGAGGGCACCCCAGTTCAGGTTCTCTCAACGGGCGTCGGTGCTGCGGATGGTGGACTTGCTGCATGGGACGGCACCACTCTCACGCGAGGCATCGCGGGCATCGCGCAGACCAACGCGAACAACCTAGGGACTACGGGCTCAGGATCGTCGCAGCCGTTCTCTCCTGTTCTCGGGCCGGGGTCGGTCATCGGCAGTTATCCCGCAAACTCAAACCAAGCGCTCGCGGTCATCACGCCGCCAGGGGTTCCGTTCACAGACGGAACGCTGGGTTACTACATCGCGCTACCGACTACGCGCTTTGTCGCCAAACTCGGAACGTCTGCTACCGTGACGCCCGTTGCGACGGCCCTCCCACAGAGGGGCTTGGTTTTCGGTCTCACGAAAGACACGGGAAATAATTTCTGGTACGTGGACACCAACAAGACGGGCGGCTCCGCAGCCGTGCTAATTGTCGGTTTCGATCCACTGGAGCCTATCGGTACCGTTGGCGGTCACGTAATTTTCACGTTCCTGCCTGCTGTCGGTCAAGACGTAGCGTAGTTTGGTTAACGTTGGCATAAGAGTGTAGTTACTGAGGAGGCATTTAGATGGCACCTTTTGGTGTGATGTCCAGAAACAACTTCCCGCCGCTCCTCGCGCCCGGTCTCCGGCACATCTTTGTTCAATTCTTTGACCTCAAAGAGCACGCGCCGCAGTACCCGCACTACATGAACGAGATGACCAGCGAGGACGCCTACGAGATTGACTACGAACTCTCGGGCACCGGGCCGATGCCGCTAATGCCCGAAGGCTCACCGCCTATCGTGGACTCGATGGTGCAAGGCGGCACGAAAAAGTATCTGCATCAACAGTACGGGTTGATCTCCGAAGTCACGCGCCAGCTTATCGCGGACGACAAATACGGCATCGTTAAGCAACTTCCCAAGTCTCACGCGCGCTCCGGGCTGTTCGGTCGCGAGGCGGTGTGCTGCTCACTGTTCAACCTCGGCGGCACGCTCATCACAACGAACGACGGCGTAACGCTGTTCAACATCGCGCACCCGTTGCTCGGTGGCACGCAAGCGACAGCGACCGCGCCGGGCATTGCGAATATCATTTCGGCGGCGGGCACCTATCCGAATCGCCCGAACCCCGACACCGACCTCGGCGACACCGCGTTGCAGCAAGCGATTAACATTTTCGCGCGTATGCCAGATGGTCGCGGAATTCCGGTTCACGTTCATCCGCGCCACCTGCCGCATCCTCCCGAACTTCGTCGGCTCGTGCGCGAACTGTTGGGCACGCCCGGTTCGGTTGGAAATGCCAACAACGATTTGAATTGGCTGCAAGCGGAAAACTTGCAGGGGCTCGAACTCAACTATCTCACCTCGACTTCTGGTTGGGGTTTGATCGCGGAGAAAGAGGGCCACCAGATGAAGTATTACGAGCGCGAACCGCTCATGGCCGCGACTGACGACGACTTCAAAACCGAAGTGCTGTTGTTCAAGAGCACGCAACGGTTCAGCGCGGGTGCGACGACTTGGCCCGGCGTTTTCTGGAGTTACGGGCCGTAGGCGAGCAGCGCATCGTTCCAGCGAATTCGGGATGCCGTTCATTCAGCACTAGGAGAGAGCGAGTATGGGCACACCAGACAATCCGTTCCGACCGCCATACACGTTCACGAATTTTCCAAACGGCATTGCGTCGATGGGCGTTCCTGCGATGGGCGCGCAAGTCACGCTCACCGCCGCGCAACTTCTCGCGCTGCAAACCACGGCAGTCGTAATCTTTCCCTCGCCCTCCACGGTGCAGATCGACGGCGTAGTGAATCTCGTTTTAGTTCCCAAGAGAATCTACGTCGAGTACAAATTTGTCACCACGGCGTATACGCTCGGAAACGCCGACAACGCTTTCCAGTTGGAGTACGTCGGAAAGGCAGTGGCGCTCGCGACGGTTCCTGCGGCTGGACTCGTGAACCAAGTTGCGAGCCGCTTCATTACGGTTGGACCGGTCGCGGTTGGCAACGAGGTGCTCACCGCTTGCGCGAATCTAGGCTTCGAGTTGAAACTAGTGGGCACAACTCCCGCGCTGACCCTTGGCGACGGTACGCTCGTGGTGAGTTTGGAATTTTCCGCTTTCGCGCTGTGAAGTCAGGAGTCTCCGCCATGAATCACGTCGGAACGATCACGAAAACAACCGCCGTTGCGAAGCGCGAGTTCCACGCGCAATGCTCGTGCGGGACTGCGGGAGACTTCGCGGCGAAAGAAGGAGCGATTGGTTATTTGCAGGGACATTTTGGAAAACTTCGCGGCATCGCGACGAGCGAACTCGTAGACAATACCGTCGTCAAGTCCGCGCCCGCCGCATCGCACGCGGCTCCAGCATCTTCGGGACCTCCTCCACCGCCACCTCCACCGGATGCTAAATGATTTGGCGCGGCTACTGCGATTACGTCTACACGCAGTGCAACCGATGCGAGCGTAAGGTTCCCATCTCGGACTGCAACTGGTGCGATGGCTTACTTGTGTGCCACGTCTACGGCTGCTACGACCGCGTAATTGACGGCTCGTTTGAGTTGCGCGAAGCGCGAGAAGCGAGCCGCGACCGAAACGAACTGCAACCCGATCCAAAACTAGTGAATCCGATTGACCCGATTTTGCAGCTAGAAAACGTTCCGGCGAGTGCGGGGACTTGGTGATTGAGCGCATAACATTGCAATGGCTGGCAGGATTCTTTGACGGAGAAGGCTCCGTCTGCTGCACCCGGACTAGGCAAGGTGCATATAAATGGAGAATCATCGTAGCCATCACTCAAAATGACGAGGGTTTGCTAGAGGCCATAAGAGCTAAGTATCCAGAATTCAGGTTCCGCAAGGCTCAAAGAAAGCACGGCGCTGGTCGCGTCAGGGGCCTTGATATAATGATAGATGGGAGTAAGTGCGCCATTTTCCTTGAGGCCATCAGGCCTTATGTAATTCGTAAGCTTATAGATGTTGAAACCGGACTAGAGTTCTGTCGCACAATACGCGAATTTACGAAGGGGAAGAGGCGGAACTTGGGGCTGACCGAAGAGCAGCACTCCATCCGTGAAGCGCTAGTTGAAAAACTGAAGCTTGGGAGAATGAAGGATTCCATCAACTAATGTCTAATAGGCAGACCAACCCCTGGACATTTACGAACGCCGACCAAGCCACTACGGTCGCGATCACCAGCATCGCGCGACTCGGAACCGCATCGGCTCTCGTGACGACGGCCGGTGCGCATGGCTTGCTTGCCAACGCGCCAATCAGCATCCAAGGCACTACAATTTTGGGATGGCGCGGCGGCTACAAAATCCAAGCCGTCCCGAGCGCAACGACTTTTCTGATTACAATTCCCGATGGCAAGTCGGCACTCGCGAACAACGGAGCCAATGGGAACGTACTCAGCGCAGAGTATCTTGACTTGGTTCGCGCCGAGCAGCTTCTTTGGGACACGGTAGGCGTCGGGCCGCTGCTCGTGACGAACATCGTTGGAAATATTATTTGGAATCCGCAAGCCGTCGCGGGACAAGGGCCGTACACCTACGGAAAAACTTTCTTCGTCGAAGGGCTCGTGCTCAACACGATTCCGAGCGGCGTGTTGCAGATCACGATTGTCTAGGGAGATGCGCGTGTGCCGGTACAGATCGGAAAAGGCGGCACCTGGGCGACAGAGTATGCCGGGCCTTACGCTGGCCTCAACACGCAAACACCAGAAAATTTAATTCCGGACAACGCTTCGCCTTCCTTCAACAACTTCATGCTGCGCAACGCGGAACTCCGCTCGCGCCCCAACCTGTTCATTCCCTTCGGCACGATCACGCCTATCGTCAATCCACAGTTGGGCATCACCACGTTTGTGGACGTGAATGGCACGTATCACACCGTTATATGGGCGGGACAAAACCTGTACCAGTTTCGCAACCCGATTCTCCCGATCTCGCATTGGGTGTTAGTGGGACAGGCCGCGCCCGGCGACATGAAAACCAATCCAGTGAGCTATCGCGCGTTCGCGAACGCCATCTGGTACACGGATAAAGCCGCTCTCGTTGGCGCGAATAATGCGCCGATCATCAACCCGTTTGTGGGAACGTGGAACGGGCTGACAGCGGCTCCGCAGTTCACGCAAGTGCAGTTCGACGCATCGGTTACGCAGTCCGTTGCGGGAATCGCGCTGACGGATTCTCCCACGGTCGGAGGCTCGCTGCCCGGCGCGCCAACGGTTGTCGGGCCGCTCGCGATTGGCGGGCTGTATCTCGGGGAACTAAACAATCAACTCATCCTCGCGAACGTTTCCGTGCTCGACCAGAGCAGCGGAGTCATCTATTCGTTCCCGAACTTGATCTGGTGGAGCGCGAACGGTTTGCCTTTCGAGTGGGACCCAGTGCACAACACCAGCGCGGGATTCAACCCGTTCCTTGACGTGCCTGATTTAATTACCGGACTCGCGACGCTGGGCATCGCGGGCTACATCTTCCGCACCAATGGGATCACGCAATTCTCACCCACGGGCAGCGCGATACTGCCGTTCCAGTTTAATCACATGTGGGCCAGTGATCACGGTATCGGCAACGTGCTGCCGTTTTCCATCGCGCAGTACGGCCCGACGTGCTGTTTCATCGCGGGAGACAACATCTACAAACTGAGTGTCACGAGCGCGCAAGACATCGGCGGGACTTCGCGCGATGCGATCTTTGCCGATTTGGCTGCCGCGACCGCCGCGCCGTTCGCGAACATCGCGCCCATTTTCCAGAATGGTTTCGTCTACCTGTCCTACATTCTCCTGATTCCCCTAGCGGGCTTCGTGCGTATGTACCTGTACTCGTTCGACGATAAAAACTGGTCGCCGTGGGATCTGAACATGGTCGCGAATCCTCCCAATCCCACGCTGACGTGCGCGCCGAACGTGGTGTGATATGGCTCCCGTACTCACTAGTCTCAGCCCGAACAATGGACCTGTAGGGACGCACGTCCTTATCAGCGGCTCGGGATTTATTTCCGGTGGATTTCACGGAGTTGTGAAGTTCACGAACAACGTCATCGCGACGATGGTGTTCTCCTACACCAACACGTCGATTGTGGTTGCTGTCCCTGTCGGCGCGGTGACTGGGCCAGTCTTCCTTGAACTCGTCAACGTGAACAGCAACTCCCTGCCGTTCACTGTCACCGGCAGCGCCGCGCCGACGATCACGAGCCTCGTGCCCAACAATGGCGGCATCGGCATCTCCATCAACGTCAACGGAACGAATTTCGGCGCGACACAGGGCGCGAGCACCGTCACCGTCAATGGGATAACTGCGTTCGCAAACAGTTGGAGTCCTACGGTCATCAACATCACGATTCCCGCGATGGCCATGACCGGGCCAGTAATCGTCACGGTCGGCGGCGTCTCGAGCAACAGCATGACGTTCACCGTCACCAACCCTTCGAACGGTGGAATGTCCGCGCCGCTCGGGATGCTCTTGATTCCCTGCGACCAGTTCGGCACGCAAGAGCAGCTCGCGTTCGACACAACCAATTTCAACGACAACAGTTTCGGAAGTTTCTACAGCTATAAAGTAGAGGAAATTGCGGCGGGTCGCACGCCTTCGTGCACGCGGCAAATTATTATCTACCGTGACTTAGGCGTCGCGACGATCACCGCATCTCTTTCGGGCTACGACCAGAACGCGCAAACGACCGCCACCAACTCCGAAACGTTCGCGATTGGCACGGTCGCGGCGACGCAGAAGCTCTGCGCGATTGTGCGCGGGCTGAGTCTCACGGCTCAGAATTTGCAGTACACTATCACTCGCGGCGCTGCCGCAGGGCCAGTGTCGATTGCGAAAGTGCGCCTCGAAGGGCGCGTGGAAATGACAGCATACGCATGACGCAGGTGCAACCAACATCGGGAGGAGATGAGAGTCCTAGCGCGCTCGCTCGCTGGATTTCGTACCTCGCGAGGGCGCTATCGGCGGGCGTTAACTATGGTTCAACAATGTCCAACAAGGATGCCGACAACAACATGAACTCGTGGAAGTTTCAAGGCACGAGTCCAGGTGCACCGAACACGGATTTTACGTTGCCGCATAGCCTCAATCGCACTCCACTCACGATTGACGGGCAGGATACCGACAATGGTGGGTTGATTTATCGCGGGTCGGTTGCATGGACAAAAGCTACCGTGACATTCCGCTGTACAACGGCGAGCGCGAACTATAAAGTCATCGTCATCTGAGGTGAGCGGTGAGTACGCCCAACGTACAAGTCATTCTGCAAAGCATCCTTACGGCGACCAATAACTTGGTCTCGCCCGCGCCGTACATCGCCAACTTTGATTTTCAGAATCCCACGCTCAACGGCTCGTCGATTTTCTTCGATCCATTTTTTCAGGCGACAGGCGGAGGTGCGGCAGTCTCGCTACCCGCCGCGAAAGTGTTTTTGGTTGCGGTGCAAAATTTAAGTCCGGTCAGTCCGGCGACTAACCTGACCGTGACGGTGACGCCGTTTGGTGGCGCGGCTTCGCCCATCGTTCTCGGGCCGGGCGGCGTGTACATCTACTTTGATCCTACCGAAGCCGGGCAGGGAATCAGCGCGGTTACGCTTACGGGTACAGGCTTCGCGTTTGTGATGGCGGGCGCATGACACTCGCGCAACCAGCAGCGGCGACGATCACCATCAACGACCTCATCAACAAGGTGAAGGCCGCGCTGCAAAACCGTCCCGACGTGAGCGAGACGCAAGTGAATCCAGAAATGCGCCCCTCGGCTTGGATCAGAGATACCTTGCGCGAACTCACCGCGAACTATCCGTTTGCAGAATTGCAAAAGCCGGGACCGCTCGTGACTATCGGGCCGGGTCTGGGGTATCAGGGTTCAAATTACATGTACCCCGTCAGCATGTTTTTGTTTCCCGGCGACGACCTCACGATCTCGGAAGACCCCACAATCTTCCTCACACCGCAGGACCAGCAGCAAGCCATTCTGCAAGGTGCGCAACCTAGCAAGTTTGTCGGGACCGCCACGGGCACAGTGGCATATCCCATGGACTTCTTGACCGTGAAAGCGATTCAGCCGATGCTGTTCATTCCTGGCGGCATCCCGTTCCGCTATACACGATATGGTAATATGTACTGGTTTGGTACACAACCGGGAACAAACTACAGCGTGTACTTGCCGTACCAGAGACGGCATCCATTCAATCCCGAGTTGGTCACGTCACCCATATATTTGCCGCAGGAGTGGGAGGATATTTGCGCGTATGCTGCGGCAGAACGCGGAGCTATTACGTTGCGTTGGTCGGACCACGCGAGCTATCTTCATCAAGTGCTTTGGGGCGATCCAGCATCGCAAATGAAAGACGGACAATTGGCAAGGCCGGGATTGATTGCCGCGAGAACATTTCAAGTCGAGAAAGATAGACGGCTAAGCACGATTCAGATCACGCCGATGGTGCAGAGGTACTAGCGATGAGCACACAAGTGAATCCACTCTACGCGGGCCAAGTCCCAACGAATCCAATCGGCACCCAAATCGCCGTTCCAGGAAGTGCGTCAAGTTCGGGAAGCAATCCGCTCTACCCCGCCACGGGCACGTCGAGCGCCGCGCCGACGAGCGCCAATCCGATGACGGCAGGGTTTCCGTCCAGCGGCGTTGCCGTTCCTGGCTCTTTCGGCGCGAACGGACCCGGACCTGTGAGTTTGACGGGTGCGCCAGCCATGCCCGCGACGAACGCAGGGCAAGCGGCAGGCTCGGCAATCGGCGGGATGAGTACGATGTCTCCCAAAGACGTTTCGCGCATGTTCGACAGCTTGAAGAAAAGCTACGGCGACGGGCCAGCGCACGCCATCCTAAACTTTCTCACGAGCGGCGCGGGCTTCAATCAGAACGCGATCAACAATTTGTTCGCGTCGATGCAGCCGCAAATCGAGCGCGGGACCGAAAGCCTGATGAACCAATTCAGTCAGACGGGGAATCGCTTCGGCTCTGGCGCGCAAATCGGACTCGCCGACTATCTCTCGCAAGTGAACTTGAACGAAGGGCAACTCGAAACGCAGATGTACGAGCAGTCCATCAACGACTACATGAACGTTTTGATGGGCACGAGCGGTCAAGCCGCACAGACCAAAGCGAATTCGCCGAGCACGCTGGATAATATTCTCAGTGGGTTACAACTGGGAGGGTCGGCAGCGGGCGGCTTGATGACGGCGATGGGTGGAGGCGGCGGAGGGATGGACGCGATTCTTAGCACCATTGGGTCGCTGGCGATATGAGCGTAGACACTGGAGTGCCAACGAGTGCGGTTCCTGGTGGGCTGCCGGGCGGAGCGATTCCGGTCACTACGCCTTCGTTCAGCGGCGCACCTATGCCTAGCGGAGGTGGAGGTACTCCCGATCCATCCTCGCAAGTAAACGAAATGACCAAGCGGTTGATGCAAACTCTCGCGCAAGCCGCACAGCGCAAGCAATTCGCTGGCACGCCTGTCCCCGCAGCGGTCCCCGGCGAGCGCGACCCCAACGCCGCGCGCAACATTGGCATGAACACTGCGAATCCAAATGCGTGGGGCAAGCAGCGCTTTGCCGCTGGAATCGCGACCTCGATTCAGAACGCTGTCGCGCGACAGAAGCAGCAAAAACTTTTGAAGGCAGAGAGCGACTGGACGTATCTGCAATCCGGTCTCAATGAACTGTATCAGGCGCAAGCGAGCAACGATCCGAAAGCGGCGGCAGCGGCGCAAGCGAAAGTCGATGTTGTGATGGGCGACCCGAAAAAACTCAAGGACATGGCGAAGGCGCTCAATCAGGATTGGCTAAATCCCGAGAAGACGACCGTCTACGGCGAGGCGCTGAAAAAAGTCAACTCGAATCTCGATAAGAAAACTGCGCAGGACCAGCAGAAGGCGCAGGCCGCCCAAGGACTCAAGGGATTGTTTCAGAAGTTGCTTCAAAAACAACAGCAGCCACAACTCACCGACGAACAAAAGAAACAAATGGGCGCAGAAGTGCAAGCAAAAGCGCCTGCAACCACTTCGGGCATGAGCGTGGAAGATCAATCTAAGGCCGCTAAGGGCATCCTTGAATTGGAACAGGCCAGCAAGGCCGCGCGCGAGACATACAAATTCGTTCCGTCTGCCGATGGCAAAGTCTGGGCAATAAATTCAACAAATCCTAAAGACTCGTTTGTAGTCAAGGACGGTGCGGGTAACGAACTATCTGGCAAAGCAACGGGAAAAAACGGTCTAATCATGGCGAACGGAATCCCTGTTGGCGTTTATCGCAACGGCCAGCCGCTCACGCCAGATTCTCCGAATTGGACAAAAGCAGATCAATCGCTCTACGACCGTGGTAAAGACGGCGTTCGACAAAGGCAGCAGATCAAGATTGACCCGATCATCGTTGACAAGATTGGTCCAGCTCCAGACCCCGCGAAATACGATGAAGGCGTTGCGGACGCGAAGTACTTGAAAGATTTGTCTGACTACGGCGCGAAGGCGCAAGCGGAAAAAATGAAGATGACGAGTGCGCGGGCCGTCGCTGCGGCTGGTGCGCGCTACGTCAAGGTGGCGGACCCTGACCGTCCGGGGCAAATTATTTATAAGCCCGTAGCTGAGGCGTCGAAGTTGGGCATGGCTGCCGACAGTTCCGCGAGCGTGCAGGTCCCGAAGAAAGTCATGGAGTGGGCGACGACTGGAAAGGGTGGCGAAGAAATTAACTCGTTCAACACGGCACTTCAGCACGCCGATTTGTTGAAAGAAGCGGCGATCAGGTTGCAAAACGGAGACACCCGCTGGCTCAACGAGAAAAAGAATGAATTTAAGAGCGCGTTTGGAGACCCGAACCTAACGAGCGCTCGTGCAATCGCGAACGCATACTCTCGCGAAGTAACGAAAATGCTCAGCTCTGGACATATGACCGATTCAGAAATCGGCAGCGCCGAAGCAACTCTTCCGCTGGACGCGAATATCGAAACAATCGAAGGCGTGCTCGACAGCTACAAAGCTCTTGCGGGAAGCAAGATGCAGCAACGCTATAATCAGTACCAGCAAGGACTGAAGGGCAAGCCAAATTTCCCCGCAGGGACTGGCGATGCCGCGTCGGGCATGGAAACCCAAACGTACAACGGCGCAACATACCAAAGAAAAAAGGGTTCCAGCGATCAATGGACCCTTGCACCTAAAGCGCAATGAGCACCCCCGCCACACTGCCGGCGAATTTCTTCGCGGATAAAAAGCCGAGCGGCGCGAGTGCGCCGCCTCAAACACTCCCTGCTAATTTTGACTTCAAGACGGGTCCCGCTCCCACTCCTGACCCGATGCGTGGAGCCACGCAGGCGACAGGACTCCGCGCGCAGCCGCAAGGCCAAGCGGGACTTGCCGAATTTCTGGACAGTCCGCGCGGAAAAGAAATGAGAAAAGGCAGCGTCGATGCGGCGAGGTTTGGCGCAAACATGCTTGGCATCGGCACACTAGCCGGGGCTGCCAAGGGCTTGTTCAAGCCTACGGTGAGCATGGTCCCTGAGGTATCCAAACTTCTGGACGCTGGAGGAAAACCTTTTGTCAATATGATCGAAAAGGAAGGCGCGAGCGCGGCGGGCAAAGCGGCGGGACTAACGAAAGAAGCGATTAAAAAAATCCTGACGTGGGTAAACAAAAACCCAACGCAGTCGTACCTTATCTACAAGGGACTTGAAGAATTCGGGATTGCTCCACACAAGGTGATGAAGATGCTTCACGTCGCGGCGAAGGACTGAGCTGATTTCCCAAAAACAACCCAACGGCGCAAATTAGAGCAGGAGTCGATTGCCCCGTGAGCATAAAAAAGAGCATAAGCGCGGCAAGCCATTTCGATTCGTCTTTCACGACACCCTCCCCGTTCGTTCAAGTTCAATAGCGAGTCCTTCGAGCGCTTGTGCCGGGTCGCGATACCCCGGTTTTGTTTTCATCTCTTCGAGCGCCACTTCCCACTCCACGAGAACTTTCTTGTTCGTCGCGAGGAAGGCGAGCATGTCCTTCGCGGCGCGTAATTCGCAGAGCGCGTTGCCGAACTCGCGCAGGATGCCCGCGACGGCTGCCTTGCTCGCTGGGTCCATTGCGCTCACTGGTTGCCGTTTTTCCAGAGGCGAATGTCTGGAAGGTTGTCTGCGTGGATGCTGGTGCGTTTCGCGCGAAACACGAACAGTATGAAGTACGCGCCGGTCGTGATCGATGCTGCGAAGATGAGAGCCGATGGGGCGAACAGTAGGTTTTCCATGTCTTCGATGATAGGATTGCCCGAATAGATGAGCAATAGACCATCGGTACTACCGCCTTCCCCTGCCCAATTGGTCAGGTTTATGTGTAGGGTGTCGGTGCCTCTTGGTCGCGACGAGTGCTGGAAATGGAAAGGTCCGCGTATCAAGGGATATGGGCAATTCTGGATATCCCAATCGTCCAGGCTTGCGCATCGCGCATCGTGGTTGTTGATGGTGGGAGATATTCCTACTGGGCAATGCGTGTTGCACCGCTGCGACACTCCAGCCTGCGTCAACCCGAGGCATCTATTCCTTGGAACGCAATTAGAGAATATCGCGGACTGCATTTCAAAAGGCCGGAACGTGCGCGGCGAGACTCAAGGCAGGTCTAAAGTCACTAGTTCGCAGGTGCTAAAAATTAGGGAGTTGCGTCGAAGCGGTGTCAAGACGGAAGCCATTGCGAAAGAGTTCGGAGTCAGTCATGATTGCGTAAGAGCAATCGTGCGCAGGACTCGGTGGAAACATTTGAATTGAGGGAGGCTCCCATGATCTTCGCGAGAAAGCCCGAGAATCCGCCAGCGACGCTCAGCAACGCGGGACCCGACGAGTTGATGGAAGGCAAGCAAGAGGGTGAGATGGGCGCGCGCACGCGACGCCCGATGCAGAACACGGGCACGTACGGCGATACCGTCTATCCTGGCTGTCACCACACGAGCGACCCGGCAGCCCCGAAGGTTGTTAAGGCTCTTTAGTGGGGTACCTGCTCAAGCCAAAGCTATGCGTTTTCTGCTTCGGTGAATTCACCCCGTCCGGGTCAGCCCAGATTCACTGTTCTGTTCACTGTATGGTGTGGAGCAAAATCGAAGTCAGAGGGCCGGATGAGTGTTGGCGCTGGAAGGGATGGCTCGATAAAGACGGATACGCCACAATCTCCCGGAACCACAAAAACCGCAGGGTAGGCAGATTCCTTTTGGAAGAAGACGGGAGGCCGTGCGTAGGCGGTCAGTACGCGTGCCATTCATGCGATACTCCGGGATGTTGTAACGTCCGTCATCTATGGCCGGGAACGAACTCTCAAAACCAAGTGGATTCCTACACCAAGGGGCGAAAACCACAAGGGCATCTCCATAGGAATTCTAAATTTACTGCTGACCAGGTGCTAACGATGAGAGGGATGCCATTCCTGCTTATCGAAGTCAAGCACATCGCAAACCTTTTCGATTGCCATCCGCAGACAATTAGGGGTATTGTTCTCGGGCGAAGCTACCGCAACGTAGCGTGATTTTTAAGAGGAGCGCAAAATGTCATTCTTGGGGTCAAAGGAAGACGCGAAAAAGTACGCGATGGAAGCAGACAAGCAGATTGACGATTTGATGACCACCTCGCCGGTGCGCGACGGTTCGAGCGAGGCGGGTGGCGCGCCGATGTCGGGCAAGAGCGAATTCTCGAACGAGCGCACACGCACGAAGCAAGTAGGAAACACGGGCGGGATGCGGCGCGAGTTTCCGTCCGAAGGCGTTGGAAGCAAGTCCGGCGTCTAACTCGTGCGCATCTGCCTCGCCAGTGTCTACGCCGAAGGTTTGTGGCTCGCGTGGAAGATGGCACAAGAAGGTCACGACGTTTCCGCAGTCGTAGCCGAGGAGCATTACGCGGAAGCGCTCAAAGGGCTAGTCCGCGTGATGCCCGGCTCCGAAGTGTACGAGGCAAGCAAATACGATCTTGTTGTGATGGATACAAGCGGAATGGGCGAAGACGCCGACGCGGCCCGCGAACAAACTCCCACCATTGGCGGTTCCGTTCTCGCGGACAAGCTCGAAGAGGATCGACTCTACGGATTGGAATTCATGCAACGGTGTGGCTTACAAGTCGCGCCGTGGGAAGCGTTCGACAATCCCGCCGACGCGATACGCTTCATCAAAAAACGCAACACGCGCCTCGTGTTCAAGCCAATCGGGGAGCAGTCGGACAAATCCACCACGTACGTTTCCAAGTCCGCCGAAGACATGCTGGACTATTTCGACGTGCTGTTCCGCACTGCGAAGGTGAAGGAATTTATTTTACAGGAGTACGTCGCAGGCCCCGAAGTCTCGCTCGAAGTCTACATCAACGAGACCGGCTACTACGCGCTCAACGCGACGCTGGAAACGAAAAAACTTATGAACGGAGATCTTGGACCGAACACTGGCTGCTCCGGGTCGCTGTGCTGGATGATCGAGAAAGAGAACGCGCTGTTCCAAAAAGGGCTGAAGAAATGCATCGAGCCGTTGCAGGAGTTGGGCTTCGTTGGCCCCTTGGATTTGAATACCATCGTGAACGATTCTGGAGTTTGGGCGCTCGAATTTACCCCGCGCTTCGGATACGATGCGACTGCTTTACTGACCCGGTTACTGCCCGTTTCCTTTGGCGACTTTCTTCATGCAATCGCGTCTGGCGCGACGGTGCCCGACCTGAGTCCGAAGCATTCGTTTTGCGCGTCGGCCCGTCTGTCTATCCCGCCCTACCCGTGCGACGGATTGCCAGAGAAGTTTTATAAAGCAGGCGTGCCGATCCACGGGTTGACCGAAAAGAATCTCGACAAGTTTTTCGTGTACGACGTGCGCAAACGCGCGGAAGAAGCCGACGACTTGGAAAGCGCAGGACTGTGCGGATGGATTGGAAGTCCGCTGAGCGTCGGCGAAACTATCGGCTCGGCTTTTGGCGGCGTGTATCAAATGCTCGAACACTTTCGCGTGCCGAATGGGATGTATCGCACCGATGTGCTGAGCAACACGGCGAAGCGACACGCGGCGTTGAACGAAATGGGAGTGTTGCGCGGATGATGCCCGACGCGATCACCAACGACGGCGACGAAGAGATCCTGCAAGACGATGAGGATGCGGAAGACGACGACATTCCTGAGATGGAAGAGGAAGACGACTGACGGGGAAGGGCACCTGCCTTATTTAAGGGCTTCCAGACGAGTTGTCTTTCGAATTTGCGCGACTGGCCATGTCACAGTCGTTTGGACTGGCGTACTCGCAAACCATCGCTGCCCTTCACCGTCCTGCAATCCCACGCTAGCACAATTCCGATTGAATAACCGCTAGGACGGAAGTACCATGACTCGCATCATGCGTCGGCTCCTGATAGTCCTAGCACTCCTTCTCGCGGCTGTCCCTGCCGCGTTCGCGCAATCCACGACAGTTTCAGGCACGATCACGGATTCAGGTGCGCAAGCGTGGGCGTTTGGCACTGTCCAGTTTACGTTCCGACCATCGAACTCCAACCCAACGGGCCAGTATTTCTGGAATGGCGCGCCGTTCGACAAGAGCACGACGATTCCCGCAACTCCGTTGCCGCTCGACGGGTCGGGTTCATTCTCGGGCGTGAGCGTTCCGAGCAATAATTTTATCAATCCCTCGGGCTCCACGTGGACCGTACAGGTGTGTCCTGCCGCGACGACGCCGTGTTTCTCGCGAAGCCTGACGATCACGGGCGGGACGTTGAATATCAGCGCGCAGATTATCCCGCCTCCCGTGAATTTGAATTTGACCAATCCATTTTTGGGCGCGCGCGCGTATACCGACAGTGAAGTGACCGGCGCGCAACCTGGCGCGATTTATTTCAACGTGACGGACAATCGCATTCACGTGTGCCTGCTCACGGGCTTTCCGCCGTGCACTTGGTTCGTGCTCAACGGCGGCTCGGGAACGGTAACGAGCGTGAGTGGATTGTCTCCGCTGTTCACGACCACGAATCCCACAACGACGCCAACGTTCGTGCTTTCGAACGCGCCCGCGACCACTGTGTTTGGTAATCCCACGGGAAGCCCCGCGCCACCAGGATATTTCCCGCTCTCGTCGTTCGGCGGCATCGTGAACAGCGTGACGGGCACAACGAATCAGATCAACGCTTCGCCAACAACGGGCAACGTAGTGCTCTCGTTCGGCGTGACGGAGATTATGCCCGGCACGCTTGAAACGAATGACACCATCACAACGGACAACGGCGACCTCGTAACGACGAACGGGCGCGTGCTCGCGGGCGGACTGATTACCGCTGGCGGCTCAATACAGGGCGGAGCGAATCAGTTCATTGGATGGACCGGGCGCGGCAAGTTATTTTCGGACACGTCGGGCAACGTGACGCTGCGCAACAACGCGAACTCTGCGGATACGGGCCTGACGGCGAACACGGTGACAGTGGATTCGCTCACGGTTGGCGGATGCGTGCAGGCTGGAGCACTTGGCATTCTAACGACACCGTCCGCGAATCCGTGCCCGAGCTTTAGCGGGATTACGCGAGTGCAGTCCGTCTCCTTTTGCGCGTCGGGATGTGACGTGACGGGAACGCCGTGCACAATAAGTTCCGGGGCGAGTTACGACATTTGCACGAACACAATCGTGTGGCCCACTTCAATGGGAAGCGCGGTCTACAAAAATGTTTGCGGTGGCAAGACGACGAACGCGCATGCTTCGGCGGGCAATGGATCTACGAACTTCGCTCTCACAGTGCTCACGCAGCCAGAAAATCAAACGGCCACGCAATTTGTTGCCGTGACGCAAAACCAAAGAACCAACACCGCATCGTTTGACGAAATAGACTGTACGGCTACTCGGTAGAAGGAGCACCATGCGAAAAATAATCCTAGCCTTTGTCTTCCTGCTCGCGGGAGCCGCGGACGCTTTCGGGCAGAGCACGACGGTCTCAGGGACCGTCACCGACGCGGGTTCGCAAGCGTGGGCGGGCGGCACGTACCAGTTTCAGTTCGTGCCGAATCCTCAGTTTCCCACGGGGCCATATACATGGACGGGCGGCGCGCTCAACAAAGTCATCTCTGGCGTGCTCAACGGCAGCGGCGCGTATTCCGTTTCCATTCCCTCGAACACTGCCATCTCGCCGCAAGGCTCGAAGTGGATTTTACAGGTGACTCCGAACGCGACCTCGCCTAGCTTCTCGACTCCCGCGACGACCGTCACGGGCGGAACGCAAACGCTCAACGTCACGCCGCCTGCAATCTCTACCGCGCCGTCGCCGCTGTCTCGCGCCTACGCAGACGCGGAGATTACTGGAGCGGTTATCGGCTCGGAATATTTCAACGTGACCACTTCGCTGGTGCGCGTGTGCACGGCGCTCACGGGAACAGCGTGCACGACGTGGGCGAACGTCGGCTCGGGAGCGGGCGGGCCTTCGACTCCGTGCGGCGCGGATACACAGATTCAGTTCAACAACGCTGGAGCGTGCGGGGCCGATGCGAACCTAACGTGGAATACTACGACCGGGCTATTCACTCTCGGCGCGTTCGGGACGCCTCCCTACGTGCGATTCAACAAAACCGCTGGATCGATGCTGATGTTTTTCGGCGCGGGAGGAGCAAATGAACTCGTTATCACCGGCTCTCAAGCCACACTCGCCGCGACGGAGCCGGGCTCCAATTTAAGCCTGCTGGCAGATACGAATGCCGCGCTGACGGCGAGCAACGGAAGTCTCAGCCTCTCGGCTCCAGTTGGCGCAATCAACATCGGCGCGAACGCGACGATGAGCGACGCGGGCGCTCTCTCGGCAAAGCAAGTCCAAGCCATCGGCACGACACAGACCGATGCGTTCGTCACCGGCGCGACCAGCGCGAACGGTCTCAGCGTCACCCCAGCGGCCATTTCCATCTCCGCTGGTGAAACGGGCGCAACGCTTACGCTGGCGGGCAACACCGGACTGTTCTTTACCGTCGCTAGCGCGAACCGTTTCAATTTTCCCACGGCAACTGGCGGCGCTGGCACCTGCCTCAAGACAGACGGCGCGAATCCACAGATCGGTTCGTGGGGCGCGTGCGGCACTGGCAGTGTCACGAGCATCGCCACGACTTCGCCCATCACGGGCGGCACGATCACTACGACCGGAACAATTGCATGTCCGACGTGCGGTGTGACTGGTTCTCCCTTGTCACAATTTGCAGCGACCACATCTGCGCAACTCGCGGGAGTCATCAGCGATGAAACGGGTAGCGGTGCACTTGTATTTGCGACCAGTCCGACATTTGTTACGCCGGTTCTCGGCACGCCCACGTCGGGCACGCTGACGAATGCGACGGGCTTGCCTATCTCTACAGGCGTCTCGGGATTGGGCACGGGTGTCGCGACATTCCTAGCTACGCCGAGTTCTGCGAATCTCGCTTCCGCAGTAACCGACGAGACTGGTTCGGGAGCACTCGTTTTCGGGACCAGTCCGACGCTCGTTACGCCTGCACTCGGGACGCCTTCTGCTCTCGTTCTCACCAACGCTACGGGCTTGCCGGTCGCTGGAGGAGGTACGGGCCTTGCGAGCGGCACGTCGGGCGGTATCCCGGCGTACACGGGAACGACCACAATCGCATCGAGCGCGTTGCTAGTTGCGAATTCTCCGGTGCTTGGCGGAGGCGCTGGCGTCGTTCCATCTACGAAAACCTTCCTGACCACGAACGGGTCAACGACGCTGACGGTTGGCGTGGCAGCGGGAGGGAATGGCATCCTCGCCCTTGCGGGCAATACCAGCGGAACCGCCACCTTCACAGCGCCCGCCGTCGCGGGAACGACCACAAATCCTGTTTTGATGACCAACGTTTTACAGGGGCCGGACGGTTCCGCAACCGCAGCGACGTATTCATTCTCCGGCGGAGGCAACTGGGGAATGTACCGAACCGCAGCCGATGGCCTTTTGTTCACGGTAGTCGGTACCGCGACCTTAGGAGTGCGAGGAGGAGGTGGCGGGACATATCTGAACAACGCCGCCAGTTACGCTTGGGTTTCTGGCGGAGTCGTCGGCAGTGGTGGAACGCAGGACACGGGCCTCTCGCGACCTTCGGTTGGAGTTGTCACCGTAGACACTGCCACGATTGGGAACGGACTCGGCACGCTCGCTGCTACCAATTATCGTGTTGGCCCAACGAAAATTTTTCTGGCAGGAACCGCTCCGACGATCTCCTCTGGTTTTGGCACTAGTCCGTCAGTCGCAGACAACAATGGTACCGGCGCTTTCACGATTAACGTGGGCACGGGCGGAGTGGCAACGAGCGGCGTGATCGGCCTGCCCACCGCGACGACGGGATGGCATTGTCTAGCGAACGACCGCACAACCACTAGCGCGACAGTCTATATCACCAAGCAAACCAACTCTGCTTTGAGCACGACCTCTTGCACAATCGGAAATTTTACGACCGCTGGCGCGGCTGGCGCATGGGCTGCCAGCGACTTGCTCACGGTCTACGCTTTCGCAGACTGAATGAACGACGTAAACATCTACGCGGGCGGATTCACCATCAATGACGGGAACCCGCACGTCGTAGGAGATGCGTTTTCAGGGCTGCCTTTTTTCTTCGGCATCACGACGCTAGCGGGTATCGCCGCACTGTCGCTGAATGGCGTCAATCCTTTTGGCTGGATTACCGGGCCAATCTTCACAAGCCCCACCGGAGCGTACGCGCTGACGAACGCCGATGTCCCGAATCTCGACATTGCGTGGCTCGCGATTCAAGCGGCGTTGATGACGGGAACGGCATATATTCCGGCTGGTATCTACGTCGTTGGTTCGCGGCGTAATCTCCCGCTGACGATTCCGTCTTTCAGCGAAACCAACACAACCATGAGCGGAGGCGTTGCGATTCGCGGCGATGGCGCGAGGCTGTCGGTAGTCAAGGCTGGGCGAGATTTCGGTGCAGGCGTCCCGCTCATCGCGTGCGGCGACCCGATTGGAACGCGAGCAAACGGGCTAGGCCGATACGCTGGCCTGGCGGAGTTTAGCGGCGACATGGAGAAGGTCGGATTCTTTCCAAGCATCGCGAACCTGCTCCCGGCGATTGGCACCGTACCCGTTGCGATGACGGGCATCGCGTGGGGTGCGCGGCTTCGTACTCTAGACGTAGAGGCTTCAGGCTTCGGGAAGTGTTGGAATTTCATCGGCGATCACACCAACCATATTCGGCCTCGCGCGTTTGGCGGCACCATCGGCGCATACTGGGACCAGCCGCACACCGTGCTCGAAGGCGACATCTGCTTTCACGATTTCATGTTTAGCGGGCAGTCACAAGCGTCCATTGCGGTCAACGGAACCGCACGCGTGACGGGCGCAGTGTTCAGCGGGAAAACCTATCTTAGCGCCCCGTATGCGATCCTCGGGGAAGTGGGCACGCAGGACATTCTCAGCGGGTGCCGGTTCGCCAGCCTGTTCACCGAGTTTATCGGCAACGCGCAAGTCGCGGACGACAGCGGATTCGCAGCGGGCGTATACACCGACGCGAACAAAAAGCGCGGGGTGCGCACGACGATCATCGAGGACCTGTTCAACGTCTGGAGCAACCCAAACTTCTGGGCGGGCGGCGGGCGTGGGCGTCGCGCGACGTGGGACATTGACCAGTTGGGATTGCAGATCCTCAACCTAGTCATGGATGGCGGCCAATTCGCCCCGACACAGGGTCCGAGCGGGCCAGCACCCATTGCGACGTTCAACGTAAGAGTGCCGTTCTACGGAGGCGTAAATGGTACGCGCATCTCTGGAGCACTGAACAATTGGGACTCGCAAGCGGCGGGGGTCCCGCGAGTTATCACCGGAGTGGTTTCCGGGAATCCAGTTTACGTAAACAATTAGGGAGACAAATGCTGACTCACGCCCTGCTTCTCGCACAGATCGTTCTCCCCGCGTTTCTCGGCGCGCAAGGCGGCGGCGCTACGTCGGTGGGCGGGCGCGGTGGAACGATTTTAGAAGTGACGAACCTGAACGATAGCGGGCCGGGGAGTTTGCGCGCGGCTGCCGATCCAAGTACTTGCGCTCCACGTATCGCGATATTTCGCACGGGCGGGCAGATCGTGAACCTCACCCGCTTGCAAGTGAGTTGTCCGTTTCTCACCATCGCGGCGCAGACCGCGCCGGGCGGCGGCATCACCATCGGCGGCGCGAACATGAAAGGCGAGGCGCTGTTTATCGACACTCACGATGTCGTGATTCAGAATCTCACTTGCAACGGCTACAACCCGAACACACCGACCGGACCCGATACAGGCACCGTTTGTTTTGAACTCACGAGTGGCGCGAACAATGTCATCTTCGACCACATTTCGGTGCGCTGGTGGGGCAACAAAGGGTACATCAGCTATTCGAACGATACCGGGCCGTGCTGCGCGAAAGTCGTCAAAAACATTTCGTTTCAACGTTCGCTGGTCTACGAACCGAACCGCACGCATCCCGTGGGGCCGGGCACCGATTCAATCTCGTGGCCCAAGGAAGGCACGCAGCAGGATTTCCACCACATCCTGTTTGCGAATATCGACCATCGCATTCCAATGGTCGCGACCGATGGCGTGCGTCTCGCGAGTTCGATCATTTTTAATTGGGGCTACTTCGCGTTCGGGCAAGGCGGCAGTTCGAGCGACATAACGAATAATCTGTGGGCACCGGGGAATTTGAACGTCGGCAACTCCAATCCGCATCCGGTACAAGCGTGGCTCGGGCAGCCGGGAAACTGCCAAGCGAATTGCGACCTCGAAGGCACTCCGTCGATCTACATGAGCGGGAACATCGGGCCGCAAGGGACGGACTACGCGCTCACCGCCGAAGAGGCAGGCAGCGACGCGGAAGGCACGCCCGAAGTTGCGACACCAATTCGCCAAGCGTGGCGGCGGTCTACGCCACTGCCAGCCGAAACGTTTCCGATTGCCGCGGACCCCCCGAACGTCCTCGCCGCGATGGCTCCGTCGTGGGGCAACTCGCAAGGACTTGACTGCTCGGGAAACTGGATCGGCCATCAGGATTCGCAGGACGCGCGCATCATCCACCAGTACCAGACGCAAGGCTCGGGGAACACGTTCGTCGGGCAGTTCACGCAACCCGCGATTGATCCCGGCACTCCGTGCCCCGAAGATCCCGCGAACCATTTGCCGCTCGCGTACGAGGCGCGCATGGGCATCCCTGCGGGAACTCCCGCGAGCACCAAAGCCGCGAACGGTGACACGATTTTCAACAACTATCTTGGCGGCGTCGCGTCGATTCCACCGCCTCCCGTGAGCCCGAACGGCGCGACCATCACGCCATCGACGGGCGGAAGTCTCACCGACTCCAGCGCGAACGTCTGGACGTTTGGCGCGAACGTTCCTGTCTCGCAGAATCCCGATTGCACGCCACTGTCGTGCGGGAACCTCATCGTGAAAAACGGGACACCTTTGGCGGGCACCGCCGCGACGCTCCTGCTCTGGTACAACGGGTTTATCTACCAGGAGAACGCGAAAGGGCTGTGGTGGGAGTACACCGCGAACGGAACGTTCGTGAAGGTGGGCGGCGACCCGCGACCTCCGGTCAACCCGGTAGTGACGAGCGTCACGACAACCTGCCCGTCGCCCATCCAACCCACGGCCACGAGCCAATGCTCCGTCGTCGTGCAGGGTACTGGAACCTTCAATCCAGCGGTCACGTGGACGGCTACGGGCGGCACGGTGAGCGCGTCAGGGCTCTACACGCCTGCTTCCGGGGCTGCCAGCGGGGTTATTACCGCTACTTCGGTCCAAACCCCGTCCGTGAGCGGGAAGGCCACTGTAATCGTCTCCCAAGCCCCGCCACCTACCTGCCCACTGTTGCCTGTCAAGGTACAAGTGACCATTGGCGGAACAGCGGTCTCGATGACTTGCACGGCGAACGCGGCCAACACCGGGTACAACTGCTCGATTCCATAAGGAGAACCATGAAACTCTCAGCCCTCGCCCTCGCGCTACTCTTGCTCGCCACTCCGGTTCCAGCGCAGGCCGCGCATAACGCGGTTCTTACTTGGGGCGCTTCGGCGGACGCCGCCGCGAATCCCAGCCTCGCCTACAATATTTACAAGTTGGCTGGAGCTTGTCCCGCGACGGCTCCAACGACGGTAGGTATGGGCGGCTTCGTGAAAGTGAACACTGCGTCTATCGCCGCGTTGACCTATACCGACACGCCGCTACCCATCGGTCCAGTGTGCTATTACGGGACAGCGACATTGAACGGAGCGGAAAGCGTACCGGGGAGCACGTCGGGCGGGACCGTCACTCCCGCGACGATCACGATTCACATCACTATTTCGTGAGGCTGTACGCGAATCGCGCGATGAATTTTGCAGGTGAAACGGTGAGCATCCCAGAACGCGGAAGCATCACCAACGAACCGTCGCTAAGTCTGTGGATAAAAGAAGGGTTGCCGTTGCCGAAAAATATTATATCGTTTCGCGAGCAAGTCGTCGGCGATCACGTCGCGATGGTTATTTTGTGGAAACCGGGACCGAATCCGAAAATGGAGGAAAAGACATGAATGCCATTTCCGCAATCTACGCAGCGCATCCTTACATCGCGACGCTCGCGACGTACTGGGCGCTCAGCGCATTCATCGGAGCATTGCCGTCGCCAACGGCCAACTCGTCGCCGCTTTACATTTTCGTTTTCAAGTTCTCGAATAGTCTTGGCGGGAATCTGCTCCGCGCGTTGTCCACCAAAGTTGAGTCGAGTCCGAACTTTCAGGATGCGGTTAACCAGTTGCCGGGGCCAGTGAACAAACCCGTCGTTGTCGTGGAGGCTCCCAAGTCTTGATTGCCGCCATCCTTCAAACGGGTGTGCACTTCGATGGCACGATTACCCTCGGAAGCATTCTGAGCGCGACGTGCTTTCTGTTTTTAGCGGCGGTGGCGTGGCGCGACCTGAATTGGCGAATCAAGAATCTAGAAATATGGCGCAAGGAGCACATGATCGACTCCGACGCGCGTGACGCCTTGATGCGGAATAGCGAGATGATGTTGCAATATTTGAAAACGCTGGTAGACGAGCGCGGGAACAGGCGTCAATGAATTTTCTTTTGACTTTCTGGCGCACTCTGCGAAGATGGCTCACGATGGCGAACAAAAAAGACAAGATCGAGCGGGAAGAGTTGCGCGAAGAGAAGAAAGAAGTCTTCGCGCTGGACCTCATCGCGGTAGACGCGCACTACATTCGCGAAGAGTTGCGCTGCATCTGCCAGCAACTCAAGCGCCTCAACGAGTTTTTTAGGGCAGCAAAATCTTTCGAGATAAAACAAATAGGAGGAAGTGGCATGGCGATCACGGGCATTGTAAAAGGGGCAACGGGAACATTCACCGAAACACCGACACCAGCGGGAGGACAGCTCCAGACGGGGGACATCCCCGTGTGGACTTCCGACGACCCGAACACTTCGCTCACGCCGAGCGCGGACGGCGCATCTGTCAACGTCGCGACTTCCGCGACCGACGCGGCTGCCTCGTTCAATCTCACGGTGAGCGGCATCGCGTCGGACGGCACAGCAATTTCGAGCAGCGCCAATGTGCCCTTGCTGCCGCCTGCGGTTGTTCCTGCAACAGGCTTCGACATCAACCAAACCGCGTAGTACACTTCGCGGCAATTGGAGCACCGATTGGTATAGGGGACGCACGCGACTGCCTTGGTCCGTGCGTCCTTTTGCGTTCGCGCGAACATCCAA